AGTCCTGTACCTACAGGTGGTGATGCTTGTGATAATATCTTAGATGAATCTGTAGCTCAAGATAATGAGCTTTGGGTAGTTGTCTGTCTTTGCAATAAAAACGATTATTTTCAAATTTTAGGTGGTGGCTCAAGTCCAGAAAAAGTAGATACTGCCCACAATTTACAAGCATTAAAAAACAAATACAACTGTAACGGCGATAATCATGATGATGATTGTGCTAAACCTCAGTATTTTGCTTTTAATGTTATTGGTGCTGATATTGATGGATCACCTAATAATGCCACTAATCCATTAGATGTGGGAGATTATATTACTATTTCAGGAGACTTAGAAACTGTAAGTGGAGCAAGTGCAGGAGTGTATGGAACACCAAGTGGATCTACTGCAAACGCAACTGAAGCCCAACTTGTTGGCGGTGGTAGTGATGATTTATTACGATCAGCTACATTATCTGAAGATATCTTTAGAGTTATTGATAGAACTAAGCAAATTCAACCCGGATGTACTGGTTCTTATGTAACAAGACAGGCTTATCCTTATCCGATTGCCGCTTATATTGCTAATCCTGTAGTTAAAACTCATGCTAATGGTGGAACTACGGCAGGCAGTGCGTATGAATACTTAGAAAATTGTCAAGATTGTTTGCAAGCATATCTTGGATTGATGCGTGGTGATGCTAATAGAACGAGTAAAGGATTAGATGATATTATTGATATTACTGATACATCATATAATCAAGCCCTTGACTCTTGTCCTTCTACTTGGCCCTGTAGTGTTCAGATTACCAGAACCTATTCTCTTGATTGTACTATTGCTCAAAACTTTGGAGATCAAAATAATTTTGCTAGACCTGTATATCCTTCAGCACGGGTTCCTAGTGATTTTTCACCTGATATTGTAAATGGTACTATTTGTCATGATACATCGACTAATGTAGATCAAGGTGCTCAGCTTTCAGGATTGTACTATGAAACGGACAAAAAAAATAGTCTTGAAGGTCACTTAATGACTGATAATATTATTGGTGCTGATAGAGCAATGATAGGTACAGATGGATTAATTGTTAATCAATCTAGTCCCACAACAATTACTATTACTGCAGAATACAAAAGAAATATAGAGATTGATCAAACGCCTCTTAAGGATTCGCCATGTCCTAACAATACTAGAATAAATGGAACACTTGATTTTGACTATACTCTTAACAGTGTATCTGTTAGTACAGATGTACCTTCTAGTAAAGGAACTGTTGTTGCCTCTATTTTATCACCCACTCAAAATCAATTACATACAGGATGTGTTGATCCAGCGTTAATACATGCGGTACAAGATGTGCAAGGATCAGCATGTGGGCTTGCGGGCGATCAGACATCTCCCGGATTCATAACGCAAAGATTAAAAAAATCAACAACAGTTAATATTTTAGATGCTCCTACTAGGGGGCTAGCTATTAAGGAAGATGTTTATAAAGGTAGATTGTATATTCAAAGACCTACTGGACATGTTACTCCATTTTATAAATATATTGGATACTTTGGTAATCACTTAGCAGACGTAACAGTAGATGAAAATGGAAATGGTAGTTTTTCAGACGGTTTCCCTGATAATTATCTTTTACCGGAAAATGATTCTAGCAGATTTACAGAAGTAGAAAGAGATATTTTTCGACAAGATGGTGTTCAAATAGGTAAATCTATTGATGAGGTTATTCCTTTCGCCCCCTATCTTGAGTTAGCTGCGGGTTTTAATGTTAATGGTTTTAATCATTTGCATCAAGAAACAAATGATACTATACCCGGAGTATCACAAGGTGGTCGTAGTGATCGACAAACTATTACGGTAGATGGTTTAGATTATGAAGTATACCCCGGTAATTCAAATACTTCAAAGATTACTTTTGGAGATGCAGGTACGTCAGGCAAAAGTCTAACAGGTCTTCCGTTTTATTTTGATTCTTATTGCACTGCACTAAGCAGTATGCAGGGTAGTGCAGCCCAAGCTGCATTGGCTCAGTATTCTGACAACGTGCAAAATGATAATGACACCAATAGAAATTTTGTTAGTAGAGGAAATCAAAACTTTATTAATGCTATGGAAAATGCCGCATTATTGCATAATCCTCCTCGTAGTGTACAAAATGATGGTACTTATGATATAGACTCTGAGGACTTTTGTGATGATGGAAATTTTAGGTGCAAAGATATTTATAGATTTAGTTCGGATGCACATTTTATTGCCGCTTGTTATAACAATGAAATTACCAGAATGAACGGAAGTCGCACAGGAGATGACGGTGCTGATGATGATGATGTTATTGGTGGTAGTGTAATTTTCCGCTATGCGGGAAATGGTTTGAATTTTAAAAATAGCGGTCTTAGTGGAAACTCTGCGGAGGAGATTGGAATTGACAGCGAATGGACGCAGGTTTACATTACGGCACAAGATCCATGGTGTCGTAGTTGTAATGGCTGTATTAGTAAAGTTGTTCCATTTACCGAGGGCAGTCCAGATAATTACCTTTTAATCGGTGATACAGGTCGCCAAAATAGAAAATAGGAAGTATATATGGCTAAAGCAACACAAACATTAAGTTTTATTGATATTGATCAGAGTGTTAAAAGTTTATCTATTGTTGTAAATGATGACTATTCTGTGAGTGTAGATTGGGTGGATGACAAGGGTAATGCTATTGAAGAACCTTTACCACCAAAAGAAACATTAGGAGACAAAGCCGAGCGGTTAATTGATGGTTTAACTGGCGGTAAATTAAAGAAGTGTGGCGGCTGTGCTCGTCGCAAAGCAATGTTAGATAAGTTAGGAGCTTTAAATGAACAAGTTACAGAAACTGCAAGAAATGTTGATTGATGCGTTGATTGAAGATCTTAACGATCCAACTATTAGAGGCCCGGGTTTGTATGGAGTAGTTCGTGGTGTCATTAATGACCACAAAGAAGATGTAAATATTCTACCGCAAAATACTATTAAAGAGATCGAAGATGCTATGTCTTCGGCTGCTCCATTTAAGATTGAGGCAATCTAATGAATGAGTTAGTATTTATTGAGCTAGTTATTGGTGGTGGTATTATTAACTTTCTATGGCAAATTCAAAAAGAACTTGGCAAGATAAATGCTAACTTAACTAATTTACATCACATTGTAGAGGACCATGAGAACAGATTGAGGGCAATTGAAGGAGAGCATTAATGGAAGTACCACCAGAAATGAAAGATGATTTTAGAAATCATTTGTGGGCGTGCTTTAAGTATTTAGGATTAGGCGAGCCTACGCCGGTGCAGTATGCTATGGCAGATGCTTTACAATCTGGGCCAAATGACATGCAACTTCAGGCGGGTCGTGGTTTTGGTAAGTCTGTTATTACTGCATGCTTGGCTTCTTGGTTCCTTGTGCGAGATCCAAACTGTACAATTATGGTTGTGTCCGCTACGGGCAACAAGGCTGTAGAGTTTATTAGCATGACTCGTAGGATCTTAGATCTTGTTCCTTATTGCGAACATCTTAGACCCGGAGATCACACTACTGATAATGCTTTTGGTTTTAATGTAGAATCTAGAACTCGGATTGGACAGGATAAATCTTGTTATGCCAAAGGAATTACCGCTCAGATTACAGGTTCGCACGCGGAGTATCTTATCTTTGACGATGTGGAAATTGAGGGTAACTGCGAAACTGCAGTAACCAGACAAAAGCTATTAAACAAATGTTTAGAAGCGGAGCAAATTAGAAATGTGGGTGGGCGTGTTATCTTTCTAGGCACTCCTCAAATTAAAGACAGTATCTACAACCAACTTAAAGAAGGGTATCCAGTAGTTAAATTTCCTGCTGTTATGCCTAATCCTGATATAGAGTCTGAATGCGAGGATGTATCTCCTTGGATCTTTGAGCAGGGCTATGAAGCGGGAGATCCCACGCAGCCAGAAAGATTTAGCTTGGAGACTTTGATGGAGCGTCAGGCTAAGGTTGGGCCTACGCTCTTCAGTCTTCACTACAAATTAGATACTAGTCTTGCAGACAAAGACAAGTATCCGCTTAAGTTACAAGATCTTATTGTTATTGATGTGAGTCCAGATTTAGCACCAGAAAAGATCGTGTGGGCTACGTCACATGCCAACAAAAAAATTCCATCCTTTGGCATGTCGGGCGATTGTATCTATGATCCTATGTGGATCTCACAAGAGTATGTAGAATATCAGGATAGAGTAATGTTTGTCGATCCTTCTGGTCGAGGTAAAGATGAGACTGGAATTTGTATTGCTAGTTTTAGTAATGGTTACATATTTATTCACGAATTATTGGGCTTAGAGGGAGGCTATGAGGATTTCACTTTGAAAAAAATCTCTAAACTGGCCTATGAATATGATGTTAATCATGTTAGAATTGAATCTAATTATGGTGATGCAATGTTTAATTCTCTGCTCAGACCTGTTATTACTGCTATCTGTGGACAGGTAGCTATCGAGGAGTATCGAGTAACTGGTCAGAAGGAGCGTAGAATGCTTGCCGCTCTGGAGCCTACAATGGCCCAGCACAGGCTTGTGTTCGACAAGAAGGCCATTAAGGATGAAACTAATCAGAGGCAGCTTACGCGGCTTACAGACCGCCGTGGGAGCCTTACACATGATGACCGTGTAGATGTACTCTCAGCAGCTTGTTCTTACTGGGAAGAGCGTCTACATGTAGATGTTGACAGTGTTATTCAAAAAAGAAGAGATCAAGTCCATATGGATACTATTGAAATGTGGCAATCTGATAAACGTGTAGAGGGTTTATTTGGCGATAGATTATCTGGTGCTTTGAGACACCACGATGATGTTTTTAAAAACAACCAGCCTAAACGAGTAGGTAGGTCTGGCAGAATGCAATGGGGAAGGAGAGTCTAATGGTAGCAACACTAGTAGGAATGCAAGTAGCTGGTCAGATTATGGGCAGCATTATGGGAGGATATGCCCAAGCGGAACAATATGCTAGACAGGATATGCAGTTTAGACAACAGGAGTTTCAACGCAATCTTGAAGTAGATAGACTTAATGATATTGCAAACCAAAAGAATGCACAAAGACTTATTACTAATAGACAACTCGCTGTATCAGCAGCCAAACAATATGAAGCCTCTCTGCAAGATAATCTGCGAGGATTTGAAGCTAATCAAAGAGCTCTATTTAATGCCTTTGCTGCTAGCAAATCATCTACAAAGTCGGCATTGGCTGGTAAAAATATGTCTAGTAATTCAGGAACTGGAGCAGCATTGTTAAGAATGAGCAAAGAAAATGCTCTTAAAAGTCACAGAAATCTAATTATGAGTAAAAGAATTGCTGATAGAAATGCAGATACTCAACGTCAAAATGTTTTAAACAGTAGAAATTTAAATATGGAACCCGCCACTCATTTTGTACCCGGCGTTTCTCCAGCTGGCGATCCCGGTTCTGCTATTGCTGCAGGTTGGATTGGTGCTATTGGAGCAGGTGTTGGTGCATATGCTGGATCAAAGATGGGATAAGGAGAAATAAATGCCAAGACCAGATGATAAACGAGCAAAACAAGGTAGACCAAAAGATCCTAGAACTACAGTGTTTCAGGAAGCATTTACTCCTAACATGCCATCAGGACAGCAAAATGTATTTATTAAACCCGGACCTGAAATTATTGATCAACCGTCTCGAACATCTTATGGCAATATGGTTCCCGGTCCATCCGGTGGTTTAGAAATTTTAAAAGGGATTGTCGGTGGATTTAATAAAGGTGTAACTGCTTACAATCAAGTGCATCAAGATAGAGTGAGAAGAGATAAAGAAAAGGCTAATAAAATTTTATCTCAGGAATATGTTAAGGTAACTAATAGTGATGGCACTACGGATATGGTTAAAAAGGGTGGCAGACAACATAATAAATATTTAGAAGAATATGAAGAAGAACAAAAGCTAGCAAAGTCAGATGAATTTTATAAACCTGTTATTGCTGATATTACTGATGGTACAGATGTATCTTCTTTTGAACACAAGAGAGAAAGATTACAAGGCTTACTGGGTGAAATGACTAAAGAGGGTAGGCAGTATGCTAAAACTCAATTAAACACTGCAGGTAAAACTCATAAGCGTGATTTAGATCGACAAGCAGCTAATAAATTAAGAATAGATTTAGCTAATGCTACAACTGAAAAAGAACGAGAAACAATTTTAGATTTAGCTGAAGAAAATGGCTATGTTGAAGATGGCGATGAATGGACAATGATCCAAATTGAGCGGGCTAAAATTGCCAATAGACAAGCTGATGCTGCTATGGATATGGCAGTTGATGAGTTTAATAAAGGTTGGAAACTAGAATTTGATAAATTAGATCCAGTGGAAGCAAGAACACTAGATGGATCATTTATTAGAGATAAAATTATTGAGAGTAAAGTATTTGACGATATTCTTAATGTTCCAACAACAAACGAAAATGGTGATGCCTTACCTCCTGAGGAGATAAAAGAGAATAGAAGGCAAGCTTTAGAAAGTGCTGCTACCTTACAAGCTCGTCTTGAAAAGGTTGCAACTCAATTTGAATTAGAGAGATCATCAGATCGTAGAGAGCACCGGGAATATTTAGAAAAAGCAAATGAACAAGAATGGGAAGATTCTTGGAAGAATATGGATGCTACAAGAAAATTAGAAAATATTCAAGAATGGGAACGAAGGTGGAAAAGCAAAAGAAAACGTAATGACCAGCCTGACGATGAGCCAATTATTCTAAGAGAAAAAACAGAAATCTTAAAGGATTTGCTTGAAGAAGTATCTGCTGATAACACTGGTGCTGGTCTTTTAAGAGTAGCTAGAGATTTGGGTATTGAAGGTCCAGAAAATTATAACGGTATGGACTTGGCTGAATTAGTTACAAGACGTATGGCTGATAAATTAGGTCTTACAAAACAATTAGAAAACGATGATATGTATATTCCAGATGAAGTGCGCAAAGCAGAAGATGCTTTTATTGCTGATCTATCTGGCAAAGAAGAGTATCTTCGATCATTTTTAACTCAACGTAGCAATATAAATAATTATGAAAGGCTTTCAATTCAAGAAGAGGTTAAAGAAATTGATTCTAGAAAAAATGCCTATACAACTGCAGATGAAGAGGGCAAGTTAAAAATCTTAAAGGATTTAGGATTTCTTGGTAAGCCCACTGATTTAGATGGAGAAATTGGTAGAATTCTAGATGGTCCAGATTTCCGTGATGTATATGAAGGTTTAGCTAGACAAAAAGCGGATCAATATGTTGATATTGCAAGGACAGCTCTTGATTCTTCTATTGAAAAATCTTTAGATGATCCTTCAATACCGCTAATGCAATATACTGACTGGTTAGAAAGTTCTCAATATAAACCCAGTTATATTGATAGTCGATTGACAGCTTTAGATAGAGATACTGATTTTCTGGTAGAGTTTATGGAAAATCCTGAGGCTCGATTTGATTTAATGACCGAAAGATTAGAAGGCAAAGGATATGCTCCTGAAGTTGTAGATGAATTAACTAATGCATTATCGGCACAATTAAATGCCGAAGAAAAAAAATTTGAACAACATAAATCAAGTGCTCAGAGTGCTATAAAAGCTAGACGCAAAGCTGAAGAACAACAGGCAGAATATTTACAAAATCGAAGAGGTGCTGTTGCCAGATTGTCTACTAATGGTCTGAATGTTTTTGATTTAAATCTTAACCCTAGTGACTCTGACCACACTGAGCTAGCTAAATTATCAGCATTTAGAACAGTTGCAGAAGATGCTTATACTAATTTATGGCTAGGATTATCTAAAGGTGCAGGTCCTGAGGCTGTTTTACCTTCAGCTTTGTTTGATACAACAACTCCCGGGGGTCAAATTTTAACCACTTTGATTAGTGATGATGGCTTAAAAACTGCTATCAGTGCGCTTCAAGAAGGTGATACGGAAGCTATTGGTAGATGGGTTATAGGTTTACAAGAAAAGGGAGTGTTAGAAGATCAAGATACTCAAGCAGTTGGAGAAATTTTACAGATTTTAGATTTTAATAGTTACTATGATAGTGATGGATTCAGTATTAGAAATTTCCAAACTCCAATCGCACAAAAGTTACAAGCTGTTATGTTTGGTCAACTTCTTGCATTAGAAGGTAAAGGTTATGATTTAGAGGATCCTCAGTTATTTGGCGATACGCCTATGGGATATCGGTTTAGAATGGGCAGAGATGCAAAAGTAGATATTACTGAACAAGTTTTCCAATCTTATGCACAAGATGCAGACATTCGAGAGTATGGGCAAATGGAATTAGATGTTGCAAGATTTCTGGCAGAAATGGTTCAGTCACATCATACAGCACAAACTCTTGTACGCATGGAAGGTGACGATAGAGCGTTAACAAACAGCTGATGCTATTCGATCTGGCACTTTTATCCGTAGTGATGACTTTATTGCTGCTGCTGGTAAATTTGGTTTAACTGAAGAGTTTGCTCGAAGTATTCAGCTTACATCTACTATCCTTCCTAATTTTGATGAAACTGCACTTGCAACTTTATCTGAAAGTGATAGACAGTTTGCTATGGACGGATTAGCATACTTAATGTCTCCTAATAATGGCGAGGTATTCTCAGAAGATGCAACCTATAGACAAGAGGAACAAAGACTAAGAAGATGGTTCCGTAGTACTATGTCTACACTCTCTGAGTCAGGGGCTGAAGCAACCTACTTACAACAAATGCAATATCTTTATTTATTTGCATCAGGTCGTGGTATGTCTGCGGATAAGGCTTTATCTGGAAACATAGGCTCAATGGCTATTGAAGATGCAGCATTTGATGCAGATGAATTTGTAGAAGCAGCAAGTCCCTATGTACCAGCAGAGTTGGCTGAAGAAGGTGATGCAGAAAAAATAGCTGAATATATTTTTCATGCTGTAAATAACAATGTACACTTAGAAGGTTTAAATCCTTTTTCTGTTATGAGTATGTTGAATAGAAAAAACGTAGCAGATAGTCCTCTTGTTACAAGAACTCCACCTTTAGATGCCATGCTTTTCATGGCACTAAAGCCATATGAGCTTCCTGATAATATGCGATTTGAACCGGGATTAAGTGCAGCTGTTAGCGGATTTACTCCTAGAGGCTACACCCATGCTTCTAGTCTTGGTGGTACTATTAAGTTTAATCCAGAAGATGCTTTATTTGCTGCTGCTGTACGAGGAGATCATAGCCGTGATTTCTTAAGAGGATATGTTATGCAGACACAACATCATAAAGATTATGGTGGATTAACTTTAACTCAGTTAGAGGAAGCACAATCATTAGCAGATGAGTTAGCAGATGAAGTGATGAGAAGAGAAGACGCTGGTCATCCTGTTGATACATTAACTCTTGCAGTTGCTGGTGAAATGATCTTAGAAGAAGTGTCTGGAGTCAGCCGACAATCCGCATTGTTAACAAATCTTTTTGCAGGAGTTCCTGAAGGATTATCTCGTCCTGCTAGCTTTATGGATTTAGATGCTATTGGTACTATGATTTTTGTAGGCAGTGGATATGGTGATCCTACTGCTGAAGAAAACATGGCATTTAGATTTAAAGGTAGCGATGAGCGTATTGCCTCTATTCCAGATAGAGAACCCTTTGGAGAAATCCCTCCTAATCAACAGTTTGTTCAACTAGGTGGACAAATAAGAATTTTAACTTTAGGTGAAATGTCAGGAGATCCTGATGGGTTATCATATATTTACAGGAATGATCATACTCTTCCCACACAGTTATCAGAAGTTAGTAAAATTGTTAGAGATACCGATAGATTTACTTCAGGTATTCCTTATCTTGGTACGGGTAGAGCAGGATTTAGTGTTCCGTTAGATAACATGTCAGAAGATGATCAAGCTGCAATTCTTAAACGAGTAACAGATAATTATGAAAATACAGTTTTATTAACTCTACAAGATTTGGGATATATTCAACTTGATAAAGAGACTGGAGTTATTCGGGGTATTACATCTGAAATACCCGCTAGTATTTTTGCAGGTAGTGGTGTTAATATTGGTAATGTTGATCCTGATCATTTAATTTCAATAGATGTTGCTATGGAAATGATTCAACAACCATTGTTATTAAAAAGATATTACTTAGAGTTTTTATTAGCTGGCAGACAAGGCGAAGATATGGAGTCTTACATAGACTTACATCCATCGGAAAAAGCATTTGTTAATCCTAGAATGGATAAAGCAGGTCTTCCTCAAAGGGAAGCAGTAATATCAAGCGATGCAGCTAGGTATGGAAGAATGGAAGTATTAGATCCCCAAGGAAATGTTAGTGATTTGCAGCCATATCAACTAACACCAGCAATGTATGATCAAGGCTATACCTATCGCAGTGTAGATTTGCCATATTTTTATCAACCTATTATGACTGCTAGTAGATTTGATCCCATCATTGTTCAAAATCCTGATGGCAGTATTAACTATGAACAATCTGATATGGAAGCTAATAGATACGAAGGTTATGGTCTGGGTGGAGCTACTGATTTAAGAGTTGGTGGACAGGCTAATGTTACCTTTGGTCATATCCGTAATATTTTTTGGCCCGGACAACCGGGGAAAGATCAAATTATAAGAGGTAGAGCACAAAAGGCTGCACAACCTATTAGGGTATTAACAAGAGGTTCTAGATATCCTATGACTGCTGGCAATCTTGCAAACTTTAGATTTAAAATGAACGATGATAATGGCGATCCTATTTATGGTTCAAATGGCTTTGGACCTATTTTAGCTCCATATGAAAGAATGGGTATAGAGGACTCTGAAGAACTCGAAAGATTGAGAAGGCAATTGGAAGAAGATCAAGAAAGAACTATTCCTGAAGGAATTGGATAAGGAGATTATTATATGGGAGAAGCGGAACGTAGACTGTTTGAGATTGAAGATCTAAAGAGTATTACTCGAAATCTTCGCAATAAACATATGATCAACGATGGTCGAAACGAATCTGGATTAAGTCGACGGGACCGCACTAGAAACCTTACCACAGAAGATCGAGAAAGAAATTATGTTCATAGCGAGCATAGCCTGAGCTCCCAAAGGGCTAATGCTAGAGAATCTGTATCAGCAGCTCAAAAACGCTTTGGCGGAATGAAAGATTCTTTATTGATGGCTAAGGCATTAGGGCATAAAGATCCTAAAGATGCTCAAGCATATAATGATTTCTTATACAAAATTGCCGCACCGGATGCTAAAGGTAATTTGCAGATTATGGACGAGCGAACCATTGGATGGTCAGAGGCTTCTTCTGCTAGCTGGTTCCTTTCTAATGCAGAAATGGAAAGAGGTATTACCGCTCGTAATGCAAATAACATTCAAATTAATATGAATCTTATGCGGGGCGGTATTAGAGAGTATTATGAATCAGAAGGTTTGCAACAATATCGAGGTCAAGAAGAAACAGAAAGAGAGCTTGATGCAACAACCGTTGCGGGTGATGGCTGGAACATGAACCCATTAAACTATGCTGAATCTTTTGATGCCTTTGGTTTAATAGATTCTCCTGATTTGCAAGCATTAAGATATAAAGATCCTAATTTTAATGCTGAATCGTATTTAGATAATATTGCAGAAATTAATCCTCAGTTTGCTTCATTGATGACCAGATCTGGTGTAGATATGGAAACCTTAAAACAAACTGGTAATGCTAATCAATTTTGGTGGCATGTCAATCGCGGTATTGCTATGGTTGGTGCAGCAAATACTATTGCTCACTGGAAAGAA